ATGCACATGCGGGGTATCAACTTTGTATTAGGTCTCGGCGTCGCGCTCGGCCTGTTAGCAGGCTGTCAGGCGGCTTCACCGGCAACTAAACAAGCCAGCAGTCAATCATCTAAGACTAGCGCTAAAAGCGTTCACAGCTCGGCTAAACACCAAGCACAAGCACGGCCTTATCAACATTGGCATACCGTCAAAGATGTTCACTTGCCTATTTTGATGTATCACAGTATTTCTAGCGGGAACCAGTTACGTGTCCCCGCCAAAGAATTTCAAACTGAAATGACTTATCTAAAGGCACACGGCTACCGAACGCTGACTGCCAATGAAGCCGTATACGCGCTCAAACATCGGCGAATTCCACAAAAGAAGATTGTCTGGATCACACTCGACGATAGCTATAAAGATAACATGACAGCAGCTTGGCCAATTTTGAAACAGACGCACCAACACGCCACCATTAATTTTATTACCGGCTTTACCCATAAGAAAAACCACTTAACTTTAGCTGATGCTAAGCGGATGCAAGCATCCGGTAATATTGATTTTCAAAGTCACACCGTTCGCCATCTGGATTTAAATAATTTAACTTACCAGGTTCAACTTACGGAATTATCAAGTTCCAAAAAATGGCTCGATCATAATTTACAACAGAACACACAAGTTATTTGTTACCCAGCCGGCCGTGCTAATCAGCAGACCATTAAAGCCGATAAACAGGCTGGCTATCAGTATGCCCTATCAACGGCACCTGGCATCGCCACCAGCACACAGAACCCATACAATCTCACTCGACAACGGGTCGTACCTGGAATGTCGCTAACGGCCTTTCAGACACTATTAACGAGTAATAATTAATTCATAGGACCCTTACTTGTGACACGATCCCAAAACCCTTTTTTATGAGCGCTTAACAGTGCTGTTGTGATCACAACAGCCAAAACGCAAAATTGGGGTTTTAATTTGATACCAATTAGCAAAAGAGAAGCGTCATAATGCTGATATACCAGCATTATGACGCTTCTCTTTTTATCTACCGACGTCGACTTATCACCCGCACGGTAGTCATACCATTAAGGGTAGCACGCTATAAATGCCGTTTATAAGCCATTTTTGAAAAAGAGAGATTTTTAATTTACAAATCGTGGAAGAGCACAAATTAATTTAATATTGGTCCTTTTTTTGATGTTTTGCTTTCTCCACTATTATATACCAACTTATTATCTTAAACACACAAAAAAGTCCCACACCAGCCAATTAAGGCTAGTGCGGGATTTTTCTTGTTTTATCTAAAATTACAACTTTTGTAGTTAAAAATCAATTTTTGCTGTTATACCAGCATTCTTTCATCGTTATAACGATTATTCAATGAGAACGTTATTTTCATTCTGAAAACTCAGTAAAATTAACAGTTTTCAAAATTGAAACATTTCCCTTATCCAAAGCTGTTATCATTGAAGTGATTACACGAACATATGGATACAACATCGCTGCCCCATTTTGAGATAAATACATCTTTATTTGTTCACGTTCTGTGACAGCGGGATTTATATTAAACTGTCCAATGACTGACACTTCTCCAATTTGAAAATTAGACTCATTGGAAAAACCTGTTTTCATTTCAACTTGGCCAACCTTATGGTCATCCGATAACGAGATAGAAAAACTCAGTTTTTCAGTGCCTTCATCGCTAATTTTAGTATTGAAATCGTCTGGTGTATATAAATTGTATTTTATTTTTTTTATTCGATAGCCTTGAAATTTAATAACTGGCCCATTAGTATGTTCCATTACAGTCTCCATTCAAAGTTAAAAATTACGCAGCCAATGAATTTCTATTCATTATCGCCCAATTAACATTATCAAACTTCCTAATATGCTGTTGGTTCAGTTCTAATACAGGTTGAAAAAAGTTATCAGCCGTAGGCTCTTTTTCTGAATCTTCGATAATAGGAAAACCAATTGAAGAGAAAAAGTCCAACATGCTATCACGATCTTCATCTGTAAATTTCGTTAAATCATTTAGTACTTGATTCATTGGTTTACTGTACTTTGCCATAATTATTCCTCCAATTGATTAGAACTAGTACCTACGGTGTCTATAGAATCATTATTTATAATAATAGTATTTCTAACAGCATACTCTATCCCATTTGGAATCATATAAATACTGCGATTCTCAAACTCAGGATCGGTAGGTGTATGCGTTGCACTACATACGGCATAAATAGGCTCCTTAAACTCTTTACGTCTAGTCATATCATAAATATATGCTTCTAATATTGCACCATCCAGTGAATGTTGTTTAACATTATTACTATATTTTTTCTTTAAAATATCCAAAAGCTTTTTTCGTGCCGGGAGTTCTTTCCATTGTTGAAAAGCCATCATATCATTCACACTGTTCACAAAATTAAGTTTATTGTCACGATGCAATTGAATATCGAAATGTAAAACCTCATAATCATTCCCCGTGCACACTCGTTTTATATAATCAAGCGCTAGACATGGATCGTCTCTAAATCCATACAAGCCAAACCCTAACGAACCTGGCTTTTTTTTCGCATTTCCAGTATTAATTTTTCCAATATCAGGAATATCCGTTGTTGCAAAACCTCTTTGGATAATAGACATGGCGTTTTTTTTATAAGTTCCATGAAACAGATGTACAGTTTCAAGCCCCAATGTTTTTCACTCCATTACAATTAGAAACATACATCACAGAAACAAGATTATATGTTCAACATATACCAAACAGTCCTCTGTTTACTTATAAAGTATGATATTTTGCTTCTTTTTTGTCAACTATTACTTACCCCTACTTACATTAATAGAATAGCCATAACCAATATGATAATTATGTTGCTTTATTATTTCATCGTTACAACAGTTATACAATGAAAACGTAAATTTCACAACAAACAAAAAAATCTCCACACCAGCAATTGCCAGTGCGAGGATTTCGTCTATTTGATAATCAATTTTGTGCCCGGATAAATCGTTGAATAGATACTCTTACCGTTTTGCGCTGCCAACGTGTAGACGCTTAAACCGTTGCGTTGAGCAATCACCCACCATGAATCACCGTACCTGACTGTATAATACGTGTGAGAATAACCAGCTTTAGAATACCACCTGCCAATTACCAGTAATATCAGTTTCACAGTAGTGAGTATTAAAATTGCACGATTTCTCATGTATTCCTATGATAATAACGGAACCTAGTAATAATCTGGTTTCCTCTTTCGCTAAGATACTTTTTCTTATGTATTAGCCGTCTGTCCTTACAGCAGGCGGTTTTTTACGCAAAAAAATCCCCCACGCCGAAACGCAGGGGATTAGCAGATTCAATATTTAATTATACTACTTTTCTCCTGATTATGAGGCGGATCCTGAAGTTGTTTCAGTGTCAGATGATGCAGAACTATTCACTACAGCAACTGTGGACGTTGGTGTTTGCGCTTCGTCAGCGACTTTATTAGCTGCTGCTTCGACTTGACTTTCCTCTTTACTATCAACTGTTGGGGCCGACACTGTTTGAACGTCAGTAATAACGCCCAGCATACCAAGGATCGTTAATACGGTATTCACTACTGCGATGATTGCTGACCAGTCACCAGTAAACTTAATGCCAAACATGGCAAAGATTTGTTGAATCAAAACGATCAGTAACGAAATAATCCCAGCAATCAATTTTCCATTCAAGCTTCCGTCAGCATTCTTAAAACTAATTTTTTTCATTTCCTTTGGCTTCCTTTTCATATAGGTGTTTAAATTCAATGTCATGACCATCTAACCGGCCTTCTACCTTAATGACCCGATTTTCAATCGCGTTCATTGTGTCGGCGTTTTGCTGTCGTACTTTTAAGCTTTCATTGGTAAACCGGCTAAGGCGCTTACCTAAATCATTAAGCGGAATACGAACTGTTTTATTTAAAATCCAATTAGCTAATACACAAATACTAGTGACAATGGCAACAATCGATCCCCATTCATCCCAGCCTAATCCTAATAGTGTATGCAATTACCGCACCACCAATCGCTGGCCAGGATAGATAGTGGTGTAAATCGTCTTGCCGTTCTGACTAGCTAATGTAGTCATACTTAGGCCGTTTCGCTGAGCGATTGACCACCAGCTGTCGCCGGACTTGACTGTGTAGTACATGTGAGTGGCACCACTCTTTACGTATTCCAGCGTATTGCTTGCTGGGCCGGTTGCTAGATAGCCATAACCATTAAATCGTGGCTGACGTACCCAGCGATAGCCACCTTGAATAATGGCTTGATCAGTCTTGACTGTGGCACCAGCAGGCAAAGTCGTGATGACACTTGATGACGTTGAAGCGCCAGTGCGGAGCTTAACCGCGGTCTTGAGCGTGTAAGTCTTCTGCTCCTTCACCCACTTGGCTGACGTAGATGGCTTGGAAGTGTGTTTGTTAGCTTCTTTGTTGTTGGCCTTAACTGCATCTTTATCTGTCGGTTTGACAGTTGATTTTTGGCCAGCTGTGTAGTAATCAGTATAAAGTTGACTGACGTCAAAGCCACCGTAACTAATCCGAAAATGGGCTGACCCAGACCATTGCCAGGCATTGTTATTCGTATACCATTGCTTGCCAGCTGGCACATAGGGATAGCCAGCAACCCAACCTGTTTTGCCCTTGATGGTCATCTTGTTGTTGGCCCATGATCCTGACGTGTAAATGTCGGCCCGGTATCCAAATTTCTGAATCTCTTTCATGAAGGCGGCATTATTACGATCATTCGTTGCCTTCGATTGGTTGTTGGCTTCCTGTGATTCTACGTCAGTTGCTAAGACAGCCCCAATAGGTAGCCCTGCCGCTTTAGCCGTTTGACCAGCAAAGTCAGCTTCAGCAATTGCTTGGGCTTTAGTTGCGTAGCGTGCAAAGTGATACCCATTGATATACAAACCAGCGGCCTGAACGTTCGCGATGTTACTGGCAGCATATGGGTCTTTATACGTGCTACCTTCACTAATCTTGACCGTGACAGCCTTGACGCCGAATTCGTTACGCATCGACGTGTATTCTGCCGTAGACATATAGCCGTTGTTATTCGACACATCGACCATGTCCATGCGGGCGGCGTTGGCATTTAACCCTAAAAAAAGAACAGCCATAGCGGCCGCTCCTGTCAGTACTAGTTTATTTTTGAGTTTCACCCTGATCACCTCCATCTACTTTGGCTGGTGCCACGTAGTCCTCGCCGGTAATCGTCTTATAGTCATCAGCCGTAATCGAATTATTAGCTACTTCCGCAGCGACTGCCGTTTTATCCATCGTGTGCCATAACTGATATGCAAATTTGAATACAGTCATCATGATTTAGTACCTCCTTGTGCTAAGGCTGTTAGTGCCTGTTCTAGTGACGCAATATGTTGCTGTTGATCGGCCATTTGTTGAGCCATTGCCGTCAATGATTCTTGTTCAGCCGTTGGCCCACTATCTGGTGTTGGCTCAACTGGTGTAACGTAGTTTGGGTTAGCGACAACAGTACCGTTCTGAAACAAATAAAAAGACGGCTTGAAGTTTTCCTCAAAACCATCTGGTAACTTGCCTGTGTATTCAATTCCTTGCTCTACTGAACCTGTTGTAACGTATCCGGTAATAGCTTGTTGATTATTAATTAGTAATTGCATTATCTCACCCCAATAATTTGTGAAATCATGAAATCACCGTTGCCCGTGTTATAGACAGCGGTACCTGTGGCCAAGTTGGCAATAATGTGATTAAAACTGGAAAATTTAAGATGGGTATTGTCAACCTTTTCCAAATAGGCTTCAAAAAAGGCCATGTTCAACACGCCATTACTTAACGTATTCGACATATTCATGCCATCCCAGTACAGTAGTGACGGCACCCCTGTCAGTGCATCGGATCGTGAAGCCTGCAAACGAGCACTATTTGAGACCCCATTAAAACAATAATTAACAATCAACCCATCGTAATTGTACATATTATCTACCAATGTTAATTTAGTGCCTACTGCCAAATCAGCCGATCCGGCCCACAAAATGGTTTCTGTGGTCACTTTAGACCAAACAGTTGGGTGGCTTAACGAATTGGTCGGTGCTAGGACGATTACCTTGCGCCAAGTTGAACCTGTAGCGACTTGCGTGGCTGTAATTAATTTATCGCCAGTTAATGTCTTGCTAACCTCAATGAACCATTCATTATATCCTGTTAATCCATCAATTAGTGGCACATCTTTGAGCATCACACCGCCCGAATAGAACCCTGGTTCCAAGTCATTGACCGATTTTGCTTCAATTATTCGGGTACGTTGCCTGTTAAGAGAATCGACTAGCCGTTTATCTTTGGGTGTCATCAAGCCATTATTCTGCATTGATGCCGGAATCATATTAGCAGCTGTTTCAGTCGTCTTACGTCCAATCTGATTAATTTTATCAACTATATTTGCCATATTTAAATCACCTCATTAGTAAGTAAATTGCCGATCAGTTGCCCGACCTAGTCCGTTCAACGTTACCTTACGGTTTGCCGTATCAATCGTAACCACTGTGATACCTAACTCGTTAATTGTTCCCACATTTCCCTGATCAATATTGGCGTCTGCCAGAACAACACAGTTAGTGAAGTGATCCAGTGGCTTGATAATTTCTTTATGAACGTGTCCACCAAAGAATCCGGCTATTGGCCGCGCACCTTGTTGATTGAAATCTGTTGCAATTGATACCTGACATTCTTCTGGCGTGCCATCCTCAGACTTACCACTGTAGCTAGTCCCAGTCGCCACCGCATTCAATAGTCCTTCGACAACCGTTTGGTTGTACATGTGACCTTCGCTGGTGGGAGTATAGCCGTATGGCAATGGCGCATGTGTTACAACCACAATTTGATAACCAGCTGGAATATTTTTAAGCGCTACATTCGCCAGCCAATTGATTTGGTCTTGTGAGTAATTGCTGATTAAGTAACGCGGAAATTTAACCGTGCCGTCGGCGTTAGTCACTCTTTCCGGTACGTCAAAACTATTCAGCCCAATGACTCGGACCTTTTGGTCAGCGTAATCTTTGTAAAAATAAAGGCTACCGTCTGATCGATTTTCGCCATTAATTAAGTCGTCAGTTTGATACATTTTTTTGAACTGATCATCAGTGATTACATCGGTTGGCAATAAATTACCCAACCGCAATTGTGGCGAATTATCATCGTGGTTGCCTAACAACACATATTTATCCGCAGCCATCGAAGTTTGCAATAGTTTAGTTGCATAAACTGTCCCATCAGCAATAGTATGTTGAACGTCACCATCCAACCCATTCACGTTGTCGCCATCGGCAATCATAATATTGACAGCATTGCCCAGCCGATTAAAGGCGTTCAAATGCTTAAATGCATCCGCCGTATATTGATAGCTGTACGGACTAGATTCATCGTATAAGTCCTCATAATGCGAATCCGACACGATTGCCATCTTGAATCCATTTGCAGGTAGCTTAGCGATAAAATCATCAATTTGAGTTGCCCACGAACGTGACAGCTTGCCACCAATATCCAGTGATTCATCAATGTTTACTTTGCCAACCAACAAGTCTTCTAAGGGTTTAATAGCCACATCAAAATCAGCTTGGGTGAATAGGCCACCAGCTTGGATTTTAGCTGCTAAAGCCGTAAGCTGGTCCTCTGCCAAGGAAACTCGCTGTTTGTAGGCATCTAAGTCTGCATTGCCATCAGTAATTAATTTGTTGATAGCATTTTGCCATTCAATTAACTTGGCTTGAATAACCCCATCAGTCTTGCTGATCAACTGTTCAGATCCATCAAGCAACTTTTGCAGTTCAGTTCTGAACGGCGCCTTATTGACAAACATGTCCGGATTGCCATTATAGACGTGAAACCAGATATTAAAAGTCGTGACGCGTTTACCGTCAGCATTTTGCAACCCCAAGAAGCCATAGAAATAGCCTTCTTGTGGGAACATGGTTCCGGGAAGATTCATCTTAACTCGGCCTAGACCAACAATATCATCGCTAGTCCCGACATAGCTGACTGCCTCACCGGTCTCGGCTGTCACTTGGTCGTTTTCATCAAGGCTACCCACGAAACCGGTCAAAAATGGCACTAACCCATCTTCAAATCGTTGCGCTATCCCGCGTTCTTTAAATTGAACAACCAATGGAACCTGTTCGTCACCTACCCGACCATTGAAGCTATCACTCAGATTGAAAGCATCGCCCGAACTAATTTGTTGTTTGTACGTATCTAATGTAATCGTACTAATCATTTACTCACCTTCCTCAATCTCTACTACTTTGCCGTCCACAATTGAAATTGGCACATCATACTTAGTCAAGATATCAACAAGTTCATGCATATTTTCATCCTGAACTCGAATTTTTGATTCAATTGTAGTTTGTGTCTCTTTAATATCACTTTGCCGGTGATCTATCGTAGCTTGATTATCAAGTATGTCATTGAAAGTATCTTGAGTTATCACGAAGTTGGATATCAGCATTTTCCGTAGCGGAGCATCATACACAGCAGATAATTCATTAGTGAATAATTTAATGCTCATTCAACCGCCTCCTTCTTTTGCCACGTCACTTTCCCGTCATTATCAATGGCAGGTTCCCATACCGTTCCATCTGGTGACGTCAACTGTCCAATTAAACTTAGTCGTTGGTCCAAGTCATCACTAGTAACTAACTCTGGTTTATTGGCAATCTTCTCCCAGCTAATTGGAAACTGCACTGAAAGAATTTTAATAGCCTGTTGTACCGTCATTTTATCCATTCACAGCACCACCCAATGCATTAAGTCTTGCTAGTGTACTCGTGTCAGTAATCAAATCATTGCCATCTACAGCATCAAGTCCGGCCTTTAGTTGTGCGATCTGTTTACCAGAATCACTATGAGCAGTCTGCAATCCCGCGGTGATTTGTGTAAAGCTTTTAGTCATATTGCCAAAGGTCACGCTAGTCGTCGCTGGAGTAACCAAATCAATCACGGTTTCACTGATTCGAGTTTCAACATCCACACCATTACGATCCCGAATATAGCCGTAATTTCCAACCTCACTGTTATTAATCATTCCAGGTACCGAGTTAGTCTTGAAATCATTCAATGTCGCAGTTCGTTGAATCAACGGCACATCTTGTAATTTCGATTTCAAATATGCCAGTAGGGAATCACTATTCGTGAACCGCTCATCAGAAATTGGCTCTGCATCAATTACACCCCACGTTGTTGCGTTAGGACTCGTGTACTCAGCAGTAGCCAATGGCTTTTCCTTGTCGTCTAACTTACCTGTCCCTTTAATATGAGTTGCAATCGTCGTGTAATCACTCTCATCTGTCAACGAGCTAAGATTCAATCCATCTAACCAAACGAAAGCATCACGCTTACCGACTTGTTTATAAATATCAATGTGCTTGCCCGTACTAGTCCATTCGAAATTGAAGTCCGACATCAAAGTGTTTAAGAATAAATCAAACGCTAATCCAGTACCGAAATCTTCAGAAAAATCATAATGATTGAAATCATCATGAATCGTATACGTAAAACCAGTGCCTTCAGTAATTAGCTGCATGCAGCTATCGAGCGACTGGGATCCCTTTATACTCTTCTCAACGTAATGGTCATTTAAATCGTGCACAGCGCCTAGAAACGTTGCTTTAACATTGCGACTACCACCGATGTTAGATCCATTCATGGTCTGAATACGATAAGCTTCACCACTATCAGAATCTAGCAAAAGCGTGCGTGGTTGCAACATGCCCACAGCAGACGCATTCGTCACCGTGTTAATGAACGTTAATTCCAACTGCGCCACTTGATTCACAGTTTCAGTCAATTGTGCTGAAATTGGATTAACTGGCAGTTCATTGCCCGTTACATCACGTAAATAAAACACTCTTGCACCTCCTAGACATAATAGCGTGTATCAAATTCCAAATCATAATTAGTTGCACCAGCAATTTGTAGCTCGTTAATCCCTTTGACGTAATCCAAATAGGCATGATTACCCTTGCTGTAGACATTCACACCATCTACGACTGGAACCATGCCATATAAAATTAGCGTTTGAGACTTCTTCAATGATTGGTTTAACTGAAACACCTGCCCTGTAGTTTTGTTCGTGATTGACAATTGACTAGCCACATCGCCATGGAAGGTTAATGTGGCCGTTTTGCCATCAGCTAGCAGCGGAATTGAGCCACCAACAAACACCTTAACGTCACTTTGATTGGTAAACCGATATGGCGGCAAACATGTAAACGGAATATCAAAGCCCAATGGGATATCATCTTTCATGTTATTAGTGGTATTAATGGTTTCACCAAAGCCACTGGTAACGACCAAATTTACTGTGACGTCCTCCGTCATAATGGGCGAAGCCTCATACGGGTCCACGTTAAACCCATCATCCGCGTGAACCGGCCAACGAATTGACGGAATGACGCTACTAACGACATAAAAGTCCTCGTAGCCGCGGAACAGGTCGAACAGCTTCAACCGCATTAGTTCCTGGTCAACTGAGTCAATCGTCTTAACATCAAATACCAGTGGGATTTTACGTTCACTCGTGTGTGTTTCAGATGAAGCTACATTGTACTTACCAACTGGTGTGTACGTTCGAGTGAACGTTGGTGCGGGCGGTGAAAATTTTTCTACCTGGATACCCAAATCAGATAGCCAGTAGCTACTGCCATCCTGTTGAATTACTTGAATATCTAACTCCATCTATTTGCCTCCTCTCGCTCGGTCAATGACAACGTCTTGTCCTAGAGCCAACTTGATTAACGGATATTGGGCATTAAAAAGGACGCCGTTATCTAGCTTGGCAGTGATGTTAACTGTCTTACTAGTAATTGCGTCCACTAATGACTTGACCATACCTAATACCTCATCATTTCCGTTTGCCGTTGCACCACTGACTGCGACAGGCGCACCGTTCTTAGGAATGTCCACGGGAATGGTACTCTTTAATCCAGCGGCCTGTTCTGCACTCGTTGCGACAAATGCTTGCTGACCAAATGACATCTTGACAGCTTGATCTGTTAAATACTTGCTGTAATTCGACTGATCATCAGGGATATGAATTTCACGTTGGTTATGCTCAGATACCCATGCTAATTGCTTCTCATAAGACTCGCCACCTTTGTCAAAACGGCGATGACCACTTGGTGCCCAACCACGATTCCACATCAAATCGTTGTACCAGTTCGAATCATTAAACAACGCCAATAGTTGGTCATAACCATTAGCACGATTACCGTGGCCTTTAACCGCATAGTATCGAAATGTTTGTCCAATAAATTGAAGTAACCCTTGAGCAGGGTCAACACCAGTATTGACATCCACATAGCCATGTTGAAATACTGTTGGATTACCGCCGGACTCGTGATTGATGGTATTAAGGATTTTCTTAACGCCATCTTCAGGCATCGATACGTGCATAGCAGCGGCGGCTCGTTTGATGTACGGAATCCACCGTGTTACTCCAGCACCACCCGGATTACCAGCACCCTCAATGGCTAGTTTCTTTAGCCAATTGGTTTGCTTCTTTTCCCAGTCCTTAGTATCTGGGCCAAACTGGTTCTGTGATCCACCTGGAAACAGGTTCATATCAAAACTTGAATCTATTAGTTTTTCCCAGTTCTTAATGGGGTGCTCCATGAACTTCATAGCATCACCAAATAGGTTCTTGATCCAATCAACGATGTTACCACCAGAACCAGTCGCAAACATTGGCAACCCCATCATTTTAAGGAATGGTGCCGCTTTTTCAGTATCCTCACCTGAAAAGACTTGAGAATCCGCAGTTAAGTTAGTCACAGTTGGAACAGCGGGCGATAATGCAAGTTGTCCATTGCCGTAATCAATCAGTTCTGGCTTGTAACCGTCGCCGACAACTGCTGGACCATCATGTCCAAATCGACCTTTGGTACCATTTTTTTTGTGGGGTAAATTGTAAACAAAATTGGTTGCATTATCAGAATTCTTATAGTTTGATTTTCCACCCATTGATTTTGTCAAAACATTTGAATTACTTCCTGCTTTCTGGAAATTCTGTGTAATTGCATTAGCTGCAGCACCAGACGTACCAATAGGGAAGCCAGCATTTTTTGCTAGCCCCTGATCAAAAGATTCCATTGTATCTTTACCAGCGCCAATGGCTTTTCTGCCTAGTGTTAGTTCGCCTTGAATTGAATCAGCAGTACCAGTAGCGGTTTGAATGGCGTTCTTTTTATTAGCATCGAGCCCATCATTGTAGCTGCCCATAGTATCTCTACCACTCTTGCTAATATCGACGTTGGTGTCTCCCGCAATCATGGCAGCAAGTGCTTTGAGATAATCGTGTGTGGACAACTTCTTATCTTTGTAGCCTCGGTTTAAGCTATCCATTGTGTAATGGCCTTCACCGTTAAGCTTAATGGTAGCGCCTTTGTGTACTTGGCCTTGTAATTTTTTTAGTACGCTGTCAGCCTCAGGTATCCCTGCGTCTAATCCGTTGGCTAGGGCACTCATATTTTCTTTACCAATATCATGCAAAGACTTCTTGCTACTAAACATCTTATTTAGTGCTTTACCATAGCGTGTCTTTAAATCACTCTTGGTAATAATTCCAAGATCCAAGCCTAATTTGAGTGATTGAATATCGCTCTTACCTAGCTTAGATAAATCTTGCTTAAAAATAGCAGCATATTGTTTGCCATACTTACCCTTTAAATCGGAGTCTGTAATTGAGCCATCTTTCAAACCTTTCTTCAATGTTGAAATGTCATCTTTACCCAGTTGTGATAAGTCTTTAGGAAACAGCCCCATGATTTTTCCATTGAATTGTCCATTTAGGTCAGATAATGTAATTACGCCATCTTTGAGACCTTGCTTTAGAGTCTTCATTTCCTGACTGCTTACTTTAGAAAGGTCATGTGGAAACAAGCTAACAACGGAATCACCCAAAACTGGCTTTAACTCTTTTAGCGTTAATACGCCACTAGACAAGCCAGATTTTAGTTCATCCATAGTGGATTTGCTTAAATCACTGGCAGATGTAATATTTCGTGACTTCAAGTCGGCTAAAATAGTATTAAAATAGACTTTTGCTTCTTCATAACCTGTTTTAGATCCAGATTTTATATCGTTCCAAAACGAAGCAGCTGTCTTCTTACCATACTTTCCAAGATCAATCTTGCTAGTCGTGTCTGAAAGATCCAAGCCCCATTGCTTAGCCACTGCCGTAGCACTTCCCAAACTTCCGTTGTTCAGTGCCTTAATATAGTCGCTATGAATTTTAGCGGCCGCTTTGGCATTCTCAGCACCCGACTTAGTAGTGGTTGCTAATAAATCATCAGCGTCAACTTTGGCTTGAGCGACAGCTTGGTCAGCATCCATTCCCATTGCTTCATAGGCTTTTTCCTGAGACTTCTGGAACTTAGCTATATTCTTTTCAATGGTCCCATGCGCGTTGACTTGATCATCAATGTACTTCTGATTGTCCTTCTTATGATCCGCAATCCACTTAGCTGCAGATTCTTCGCTGTTGCTAACATCGTCCCAATAAAGTTTTTCCTTTTTGCCATTCTCATCGGTAATCGTTTTCGTGTATTCATCATCAAGCGTTTGCTTAGTACGCAAGCTTTCGCGACCGTTATTGTTATACGCATCGCCGGCCGCTTTTTCAGTTTTGATGTATTCCAGTGAGGCCTGAGTTTGCTGCTTGTTACGTTTAGCATCCAGCATGGCAAGTGCTTGGTCGTATTGGCCCTTGCTAATTTGGTCATTTTTTCTTAACGATTTCAGCTCAGACAGACTCTTCTTATAACTATCACTTGCCTTGCCATAAGTCTTGGAATATGCCGAATCTGCTGACTTGACGTCCGCCTTATACATGCCATCCGTGATAGTGCCATGTTGTTGAACGTAGGCTTTATATAATGCTTGCTGGTCCTTATAAGCCATACCAAACGCGGAGACTTGCGAATCAATGTAAGCCTCAGCCTCATTTAGTTTAGCCTTTTGAGTAGTAGACAGCTTTGAGAAGTCACCGTCAACTGACTTTAGAATGCTCTCCATCGTTTTTTTAGCTTTTTCGAGCTTACTAGTTTGCCCATCAGCCCGCTTATCAACGCCCTTTTCAACTTGCGTTATCCAGCTATTGCCAGCGTTTCCAAAGCTTCCGGATAAGTCGGATAGTGCATCCATCCCGGCCTTTTTAGTCTTGGAAAACTGTTGTTCAACCAAATCAGCCATCTTACTGTATTTAGTAACCACATCGCTAGATAACTGTTTAGACTGCTTGCCTACCGCGGTATCCAATAGCGCCATATCATTCTTGGCTTTTTGATGTAGTTCATTAAACGAGCCAATCGCTTTTTGCGAGTTTTGGCTGATATTAGCACCATATTCGTCCATCGAAGCACGTTGGCGCTTCAACTGGTCACTATGCTCCTTGCCGGCTTTAATCGCAAAGTAAGTTGCTGTCCCCACAGCTGCTACACCCAATACGACCGGGGCGGCAGCAGCGGCCAAAGCACCCAGTCCAGATACGGTTCCTAAAGCAGAACCACCTAAGCCTAACAAGGATGCTGAACCTGCTTCTGCACCACCACTAAGACCAGCAATGACGGTACTGGCCGCACCGCCATCTTTAACTAAAGTGCCAAATAACGGCGATATCTTGGCAGCACCAACCAATAATTTCATAGATCCACTAGTTAGTAGCCCTACACCAGAGGTCAATTTTCCAAACATACTAATCAATGGACCACCAGCCGCAACAGCTAAGCCTGTATTAAGAATTAGCTTCTGTGTTGCCGGATCTAAGTCGCTAAAACGGTCTAGCATATTCTTTAACTCACGAATAATGGGCGTGAGGGTTGGTAGGAATTTCTGCCCAAATTCAATTTCTAAAGCGTTCAAACTAGATTTAAATTGGGCCATAGTGAACTGGCTCGTGTTACGCATTGTTTTGTTGTATTTATCAACGGTTCCATTGCTGTGTTCGATCTCATTAGATAACGATTTGTACCGGTCAAGATTAGCGTCCATCAAGGTCATCCCAACCTTCATGTTTTCCTGACCAACAACGTTATACATAAATGACTGGCGCTGCTTATCATTCATCTTCTGGTAAGCACCTTGCATTTGTCCAAGAATATCAAAGACGTCTTTCATTTTTCCTTTGCTATCGAATACTTGAATATTGTATTTCTTTAAATCCTTAGCTGCTTGACCTGTCCCTGTTCCAACTCGTGTCATCAATGATGACAGCCCCGTACCAACAGAGCTAGCGTCAATACCAGCAGACTTTAAGCGCCCTGCAATTGCCATAAATTCATATGTTTTAACGCCCATGGCGTGCATTGCAGCACCAGCATTACCACTAATTTCTTTCAAATCGTCTAATGACATGGCTGACTTATGGGTGGCTTCAGTCATCTGATTCATCAAGCTATTACCATTCTTGATTACAGTACTGTTTGAACCCAAGTTCTGACCAAATTGTTCAAGCATAGAAGCGGTCAGTTTAATAGACTCCCCAGACTGATCGGAATTAGCGGTCATAGTCTTTAACAACTCTGGCATCATTCCCATGGCTTGTTTGACATTGTAACCATTAGAAACCAATTCAAACATACCATCATTGATTTCTTTGGTACCAACACCAAACTCTTTGGACCATTTTAATGTGTCTGAAGATAGATTCTTCATAATTGAGCTTGTTTGGCTAGCAGAGTATCCTTGTGCAACAACTTCCTTACGGATATCAGCTAATTGATATTGATAATCGGAAGCGGCTTTAGTTGCTACACCCAGTGCTGTGACAATAGGTACCGTAAAACCAATAGTGGCCTTACTTCCAAGAGAGCTAATCTTTTCACCAGCATTTTGTATCTTAGTACCCATTATCATGGCTTTGTCAGCTGCGGCAGCCATTTCAGGTGTTAATGCACCAACACTCTTTTGCAACTTGCCTGCTGACAAAACCAGAGCTTGCTGTTCACGTTCAAGGGCAGCATATTTACTTTTAGCTGCTACTACTTGAGCAGAATTATCACCTTCTGCTCGTGACAGACGACCAATTTCACCAGCTGTCGCTGTCATCTCTTGTCGGTTAGCTTGCAACTGCGCTTTATAAGAGTTCAACTTAGAAACTTGAGAAGACATGTGCAGCCCTGCTTGTTCTTGAGCGGCTGATAGCTTACTATAACTGGCTGCAGTTGTCTCTAACCCTTGATTCAACACTTTTAAATTGGCAGCTGCTTTCGGGCTAACATCCACGTCTTTAAATGTTCGCTTAAGAACTTCGGCTTGTGCAAGTGCCTCTTTAGCGATTAAGTCCACGTTAATCTTGACACTACCAGCAATATCAGCCATCTACACACATCCTTTCTATATTTTCCCTTGCTCCCGTAACTCTTTCATCCGTAACGCCTTGTGTGGCATATCTAAATTAGCTAGCTCGATAGATAGTTCATCTGGTGTCAGCTTGCCGTCGCCATCGGTGTGAGCTTGCTTTAATCCATAAATCAGCTTCATTTGTTTCAGATAAGTTTGCGTATCAGCATCCATATCATCACTAACCTTGGCCAGTCGAAATCTGACAACTTTTTTAAATTGCGTATCTTCATTCAGACCATCTAACATTGTTGTAAATCGTTCCCAACTGAGACTATCTCGGTCTAAATCGATACCATATTGTTGTTGGAACCCAGCTTTGATTAACGATTCGTCTTCATCAAAATCAAAAGACCGCTTACCAGATTTGAGCACCTTGGCTCGAACCCGATCGCGGTCATTATTGATTTTTTTATTAAATATTTCAGACAGTAACTGACCCTTATCCTCAAAACGTAGCTTGCTCGTATCGTCCAATACCATCGCTTTTAAGCTGACTTCTACACGCTCCGGTATAGTGAGGCCTTCATCCCTAATCGCTTTAAAATATAGCAACACCATGCGAAATGAAAGGTCTAAACGATACCGATGTTTCCGAAATACGATGCTGTTAGTGTTTATATCGGTAAAACTCATTGTTCATTCTTCCGCAATTCTGTAATGGACTGTAAGTACTTATCGCGATAATCGGAAATATCCGTATGTTGTTCTACGTTAACCATGATTTGAGCGACAACTTTAGCAAATACCACCATGGAATCATTGCAAGTATGGTATAGCTCCTTGCCAGCATCCTTACCAAACATGCCATCAAGTAATTGATAAAAGCGTTCCTTAGCTTCAATCTTATATTTGTTCTGAATATCATCATACATTCGTAAATAACGTCGTTGTAGGACTTGTTTCTTATGATCTAACGCCGTCATTGGTTCATTAATCATATCTTTTTCCAATTGAGCTTCTTTATCAGTTAACTCAACTGATCGATGATGCAGCTCCTGCTGTAATTTCACCTCAGCCATTTTAATGTCATTATATTGATCTGTAAAAACAGCAAATGATTTATCCGCAAAGCTCACCGTGTAACTCTTATCACCAATTTCAAAAGTCATACTGTCACTAGGAACCTCTAATTTAATTACATCACTCATGCTGGTACCTCCTAATATTTTTAGTGCTATGTATGACGGATTACTCCGCCACTTGCCTACATACTCTTTACAATAGCGCCATCGCTAGTAGGCAATGATTGAACATTTGATGGCGTTGTTATTTTGACGGATTACCGTTGTCAGTTGGCATATTAGCCTTAACACCCAAAATAATCGCATTTTGACAAGGTGTATCCTTCAATGCAGTTTGCATATCAGTAGGATTGCTTGCCTTGATTACTGCGGGAGTAGCATTGTACGTCATCGTTACCTTGAAGCTACCGTTATCGTCCGCAGCGCCACCACCATCATCAATGTCAGAGAATGTTCCCATACCTGATTCAATCGCATTAGGTGTTAATGAACCATCTTCTTCTTGTACCCATTGGACTTTACGGAACATCCGTTCACGTAAGCCACCAGTCTTTTGCTTCATGTCGGCAATATCATCTTGGGCCGGGTTCCCAATTGAACGATCACCAGAAATATCATACGATGACGTTACACCAGTAACTGTCTGTCGTTCTTGGCCACCACCATTGTAGTAGGCAGCAGACTTCTTCTTATCAGTATATTTAGGCGTTACAGTCGTAATCCCATCACCTAAATATAACCAGTTGATCGTCTTATCTGCCGCAGTTTTCCCTACCCAATATTCATCTAAATAGTTTTCTTGAATTGACCCCTGGACGTTTCTGTCGTTCGGGTCAGCTGTTGGTGTTGTTGCATCAGCCATTTTGCATTCCTCCTAAATTAAATAATTACTTGTACACTAAAAGCGCCTTGATAGACACCATACTTTTGAGCATCTTGACCATCGTCATCCTGAACAGTGGCTAGAAACTCCGGTGAGGCTGTCATCTTAGCGCTTATGAATTTGAAACTTCCGTTCTCACTTTTGATTGATATCGGCGTTGCATTCTCCATGATGTCCATAATGGCACTGAGAGTGTTAATGCAAACAATTCCGTGTGGATGTTTAGCAGTGATTGCAAATGCAAAACTACGACGGCGGCGACCGTCATAATATCGCGTTGCCGGTCCAGCGGGTTGCAATGTATAACTCAGTGACATTCCAGGAGCATAGTTATTGCCAAGTGTTAACGTATCAAACAGCTTAACGTTAGCACTAATATAATTAGCAACCCGAACATCCAGATCAAGGTCAACTTGACTCACTACGTCGCCCCCAATCCGTGTGCCACGAGCGCTGCCCAATTGTGACCATTAACCAAATAGGCTTTATCAACCCAGCCCTTTTGCGCTAACGCATGCTTAGTGTGGTGATAATTCAAAGGCCGATTCGTCACTACTTTGTGATAGCCTCTCTGCTGACCCATTGTATCCGGTGCTTTCACCATTACTTTACCACCGTACATATAGGCCGCATACGGCTCTGTCCAAACAATAGTAACGCCAGTACCGGTTTGAATTCTCGATACATGGCCAGCTAAATAACCATTTAGAAATGGCACATATTGGTCAGAATCACGCACAATCACATCTGCTAGTCGGTTTGTCAGCACATTAAGATTATTCAAACGTGTAACTAATGGTGACAAGTCTACTTTGTTAGTCATTGCAGCACCCCTTCCCAATGATGAACATGCGTACCGAAATCATAAATAGGATCAAGACTCTTCACGATTAGCGATTGGTGAGTACTTTGTACTTCAACTTTGTCGTTAATCTTGGGCAACCTATCTAGTGGCGTCGAGTTAGTTGAATCCACAATTAGTGTATAGGCCCCGGTGACAACCTGTGCACTAGCATTACCACCAACGAATTGAACCGACACTGAGGTTGCAGGTTCGACTCGTACATGTCTAATCGTGTAGTCATCAGATCCATTACTATCTGAGCTGGTAATCCATGAATCCTGTTTGGCTTTATTAGCGTCGTAGGGTGTCACTTTGATGGCATCATCTAACAACTCGATGGGAATCGGATCAATAATACCATCCATTTAGTGCACCCCACGATACAATAGGCCAGTTGGTCGTAAGCAGTTGATTGCCGTATTGGAGCGTTGTGCCGTACCACGTGGTAGCGTTGTGGGCACTGACTTCTCATAACTAAATTTGCCTATCGTTACATGACTGATCCCTTTAGCAGATTGTTTAGCGTTAGCTAGTTCTTCAACCCCACCAGAATCAATAAACCATTCAATCTGAGCGCAGACAGCCTTTTTCACGTTGATTCGGTCAGCATCAAGTGGCAAATCATCAAGACTATGCGAATCGAAATAATAATTTGCGTATTGATTTACCATCTCTTCGGCCCGCATTTCCAAACGTTCAAACTTAATATCAGCTGGTACCGTCTCACCAAAATAAACATTATCGTAAAAATCTTGATCTACTATCGGCATCTAATCACCTCTAACCAGCAGTTACATTGGCACCATCAGTGGTTGCTGTAGCTTTAACATCTTGTGGATCAGCGGGCTTGGCGGAAAGAACCGTAAATCCGGGAACATCTACCTTGTCACTCGTTTGACTACCGTCCACATAGGCAACCTGATAGTCACCAGTAGCGACAACTGTGCCAGCTGCTAAGCCAGTAATTGCCACACTGGTTGCATCACCAGTTGCAATTGCCGTTTCGTTGCCCTTTTGGTAAGCATTCAACACTTTAGCCATTCTACATTCCTCCTAATTTTAATTGCCTACTTTGCTGTGATCTTCGCACCGTCATTCGTAGGCATTGCTTTAACATTAGACGGTGGCATTATTTTGACGGCGTATCAGATGCCACAGCTTTACCCTTATTGGATTTTTTAACCGTAGCATCCTTAGTGCTGGTTACGTTTTGGTTAATAACAGTACCGCCTTCGACATCAAATGGATTAATGACTAACAACTTAGTGTCATCATAGATTGCAACTCCATAATGTTCATCGGCATTAAACTTAGTGATCTTATGATCCATATCGCGACCCTTTTCAGAGAGAACATTCCGCTTCATGTAGGTACGCATTGCACCCGGCTTAACTGCCGCAGCGGAGCCTTCTTTGATTTTACGTGACCGCACAATTTGCCATCCAAGTAACTCACCAAATGTGCCATTAATCAAGATGTTGTCACCTAAATCAGTTGCTCGCGTCCAGTTCTCAGCGGCAGCCTTACGTAGTTTATTGACATCTTTAGGATTCATAAACAATACGCCGGTGGTCGGTGAATCATCTTCTACCGCGTATTCACTCGTATCATCATTAAATGCAGCTTCAATTGCATCGACCATATCCAATGACGTAACATCAACGCCAGTGCTTAACGTAAGTCGTGATTTCATTGCAGTAGCCAAGATATCATTGTCAATCTTAGATGCGATTGCCATCGTAATTTGTCGCTGACCTTCGCCTACTGGATCTCCGTATCCGGATAGAGCGGCTTCGTCAGTAATCTTGACACCTTTACCTGCTTTCTTAATCGTGAACATGTCGGTATCTGTTGAAAGACTGGCATAATCAATAGCACCACCTTCATCGACATCCGTTGCATCTCCGATATACTTGTATCGAGGTACAGTTACATCAGTACCTGGTCGACCTTCAAGTGTGGTGTCAACAGGTGCAATAGCGCTAAAACGGATTGCCTTAGGTAATTTAGCACTAATCATCGCAGTCATAACTTGTGGATCAATCAGGTTATCTAATACAGTTGTTTCATCTGCCATGTGTTATTTCCTCCTAATTATTTGTTAGTTTTGTAACAGCTTGCTTGTAAACATCAGGGTGCTCTAGTTTAAGTTTTGCAGCTTCACCATAGCTAATCTTTGACAAATCTGGCACCGCAACGTTACCTTGACCACCGCTAAGGTTCTGACCAGCAACGGCTGTTCCTTGTGCGACTTCTGCACCTTTAAACGATGGGTTTCGTGCCAAAACACCTGTTAATGCCTCATCGATTGTTTTAACGCCGTTAGCTTTATTCACCAAATCGGCCTTAGCGAGTGCCAATGCGTCACCCAAATGGTCAGCATCAACACCCTGCTTAAGTGCAGCCACTTGTGCTTCTGCATTTTCAGCACGACTGGTTTCCTTTGCTAATTTACTGGTTGCCTTGTCTAGCTCACCAGATTTCGCTTCTAACTCACTCTGATTAGCCGCCACATCCTTATTATGTTGTTCAACAACCCCTTTCAAGTCATCTTCATTATCGAATCCAAGCGATTTCAATAATTCGGTACGTGCGTCTGCAGCCACCTGCTCTGTATCAACCGAAGAAGGAGTTGCCACTGAATCGGTTGCTGGGGTTGTCAGAGGCGTAGACTCTGTTGACGTTGCATTATCCTCTGCCATCTTTATTGCTCCTCTCTAAATTTAGGTATAAAAAATAAGCCTTTTAACGCCATGCTAAGGGCACTACTGTTTTTCTCGATTGTATTGACGTACTAGCCCATGCTTGTTAACAAACTGACGAGTAACTGACTGACGACGTCTCACTAATTCTTGTGCAGCCGTAATATCACTTTGATCACCAAGCTTTTTAGCTGCTATCAATTTACGCTTAGCTTTTCGTACCTCACGTTCAAGTCGTCGCTGAGTTTGTTCTAATTGATACCTAGCAGCATTGTCATCATCTGGCTGCTGTGGCACTGGCATTGAACCGTAGCCTTCGATATATGGAATCGTATAATGTCGGCAATTAATGCCCCCAATGCCAGTAATCGTACCGTATCCCGTTGTTGATTCAAAATCTGGATACTTGTCCGTATCACCATCCAATGAGTAGACATGGTCTTGATACTGCAAGTGGCTTGGCCGACAACCAATATGTGAACTAACTTTAACTAACGAGCCATACTGACGATACCTAAGTAACTCTGTATCATTCGTAGCACTATTAATACTTGAGTTAACCACTGTCCGCACATAGACATCTGGTGACCATTTTCGACCAGCCTTATCAACGAGTGCGGGTACACCTTGTTCTGCCCATTGCTCACTAGCTTTAGCTATTGCTTTGATGGCAGTTGTACCACTATCAATTGACCGCTTTGCATCACCAACAATTCCCCTAAACATCTGATACGCATTAGCGCTCATATTACGTCTAGCAAGGTTCAGATAATTATCCGTCTCTGTTAACTGGTCATCAACAACTTGCTTAAACTGTTGCGAATCCTTGATCGAATCCACTTGCTTTCCAGTAACCTTTTTAAGCCACTTTTCAGCTTGTTTGACATTATCTTGACTAATTGTACTAAGTCTTGTGTGCAATTGCTTAGACGCATGCTGTGTAGGTGAGACAGTTATTTTAGCAGCATATTGCCTAACATCATCTGCATGATTAAGTAATTCGTTTATCCATTCATTATCGGTATCATCATGTTTAGATGCTTCATTTCCTATCATGTTGACAATGAAAGACCAAATCAAATCTTCAACATTAGCATAGTTGTTAGCATCTTCATCCGAATAGTCTGATAAATCCCATGGTTTAAGCATCACCCTCACCATCTTTACCATTACCACCGACAACATCTTCAATTGCACCTTCAGCATTCGCTGTTTCTGCATTGATTTGGTCAAGAACCTGTTGAGCTTCAACATCAGTAATTCCATTGGCACGTTTAATTGCTTCTAGTTGTGTCATGACGGGGTGATTACCATTCGCCTTCATGTAATAATTCAAATTGTCATTCCGGTCTTTAGCAATCGAATCATCAAAGTTAACAGAAATATCAATATCTGTTTGACCTGAATATTGAACATTTGAATCATTTTTAGCCAGTTCCACAATAATCTGACAAATATGTTCAATTGCTTCTCCAATCAACGTTTCGTGACTGTTTTTGGATTGATAGGTATCACTATTCTCACTAATTACCGCTGTCGCTGTGATAACACCCTGTTTGCTGTCAAACGTAAACATATCTGCGCTGAAACCAATTTGTGAAGAGTAGAAATGCAACAAATCATTGATGCCAGCCACAATTGCTTCATTTCGCAGTCCTAATGTAATATCAGTCGGTTTCACTGACTCACCATCACCGCCACTCATTGTCGTGTTGTATGCCATATAGACATCTTCATTCCAATCAACATAATACCGTGTTTTACCGGTTTGTGGATCAACTTCACGTTTCAATTGATTTGCTGGTGCGGCAATACGCCGTTTTCCTTTGACAAATTCTTGGAATAACAAGTCATAGGCTTCATCTAACTGGCGCAATGTGTCTATGGCGTTAGCGTAGATAGGAATACCCAATGGACTGTCAATGTGCAAGTTATTAGCTAAATTAGGCTTTAAATAGATAAACGTCGGCCGTGAATAAAGCTTTTTGGAATACCTAGTTGGCTGCGGTGACATGTTTTTGAACGCATTTGGCAAGTTACTCCAATCATCAATCTTCACACCCAAATCATCATTGCTATTGGTCGTACTCTTGTAGATCTCGTTAGTCACGACATAGTCTGTATCGGTTTCTTCATGCCATTCCAATAACGTATAGTAATGACTGTCACTCATGAACTTGGAGGCAATGACAGCTTCACTGACACCATTAGCATCTGACGTGATTGGATAGAATGCATCAGCGGTAGCAAATCGAATCTTAACTTTACCACGATCAGTGTACAATCGGATAACAATGCCACCAGTTGCGAACATATATTCTAAGTAACGTTCAAAATTGTTATAGAAATGATTGTCCTTCAAGGTCTGCTGTACGAACTGATTCTCAGCCGTTTGATAATCATCCGGCGATGAGGGATCATCAGGATTCTTTGCGTTCTTTGGGCTAACAGTAATAACAGCCTTTTGATTGAATACCAAACTTGCCATCTTCTTGGCGGCAACTTGTCCCATGTTTAATGACATTTTCTGACGATCTAAATAAGAATCGTCGGGTAACTTTTTGTGTATTTTCAACCATTCCGGTGTTGACTGATAAATGCTAAACCACTTAGCAATCAATCCATACTGGTCATCATCCGCCATTACCTTCTTATGGTCAGTTACGCTTTGCAACTCAGTAGCTAATCCCATTTTGACTAACACCCCCTTTATCCAATCATGTATTCTGTTAAACAAGGCTAGTAACCTCCCTTGTATTTCTTCGTAAAGTAATTAGCAGCGTACCGGCACTCGTCCATTGCATGGTTATTAGCATCGACCGGCTTACCGGTTGTTTCATCACGTACATACATACCAAGTTCTTTAACAAAGTGATAATTATCATAGCTCTGATTTGCTAGTCCACTATCCGGCGTATCAACTAAGACAAACTGACCATCTGCAATCAATGATTGTTGCCGCTGAATGCCGACTTCAATTCCTTTAGAGTTACCAACGTGATCATGCCCGTTGTTATCCGCCTTACCAGCTTCAACGCCAACCTTAATTAGCTCTTGTCGTAATGCGAATGAAGCGGGATCCACTAACACCATCGAGTAGTGCAGTTGGTATGTGTTAACACACCACAAAATAAATCTTCTTAATTCTGTGGCATATGTGCTCATTGCCTTTGTTTGTCCGGTCTCCGTACCACTGTGATAATAATTGGCAACACGATTTAGAACAAACTTAAAACGCCCATCAGGTTGCCGGACGCGGGTAACAATATTGCAACTCATTGTTGTGGCATCATCTTGACCAGCATCACCAGTAAAGTACATTTCTACTGGCTGTCCAATTAAGGTATGGTTAGTCATACCGTCTTGGTCAAACTGGTCATAGATAATTCCCTGTGGCATGACTCTTAATCCTAACCAATCACGCTTGTACAGATATGGATTTTTCTTAAGCTGTGTCTCCATCTCAGCCAGACGTTTGGTTGTCATCACTGGGTTATCAGACATACGCCAATGTAACCAGTGCGCATCGCGCTCATCAAAGAATTTGATGATTGGATCTTGTGGTGCCGGTGGGTTAAGATCAGCAAGATGATAACGATACTTAGCTGCGGCCGTTCGTCGAAACGTTTCATCAAGGAATTCATGGTTTAACAAGTTGATTTCAGAATACGCAACTGAGCCTAATGACATACCACGGATAGCATTGGCACTGTTTGACTTGGCCCCGCCTTTGAAGTAAATCTTCTTTTTTCCACTCGGTAGGTCTAAAGCTAAATGATCGCCACCACGATCACGTCTCAAATGACTAGCACCATCAAATATATAGGCTAGTCCCATGCCATCACCTTCGATAAACAGGTTATAAGCAAGTTCCTGGTTATAGGCGCTGACTAAATGGTTCTCATCCGTTGTTGCCAAATAAAACAGCGCTAACCGGGCATCATCTGCCGCCGTCTTGCCAGCACGAATTGAACCTTCATTCACATCAAACAGATGGTCGAATGGAGAAAAAATAAACGTTGCCTGTTTCTTACCATATTGAATACTACTTAGTGGTGTTTGCATCGTCTTCTTCCTCCTTAGGTACTAACTGCTGTGCTCCTTTGGCTAAAGCTTTAAGCAATGGATTAATACGCCCAGCACCTTCAAGTTCATCAGCTTGATGCTCAACAATACGAGCCTTTGCAGTGGCAATACGCACGTCAGCTTCAGCTTTACTAATTTGTGCTTTGACAAGCTTATCATCGCCTGGATAGCGCTTGAGTATCTCCCGTGCAGCGCTTATCCGTGTTTTCAAGTCAGCTTCTTTGTGTTTCTCATACACGCCGTCAGCAGTGCCAATATAAACCGTTTCTTTAGTTTCACCTCTAGCGATACTAGTAAGCAACTCAACGGCTTCTGTGGCGTCCATAATGCGTTTGGAAGCTATCTCGGCCATTCGCTCATCGATGTATTGCTTGATGTCAGGTTTTGTCAGGTTCTCCTGTCCAACTGAGCGGGCTGATCGTTTACTATACCCCGCTTTACGAGCCGCATCAGCAGCATTCCCGGCCTTAATATACTCATCGGCAAACTTCTGCTGTTTTGGCGTTAACTTTCGTTTCATTACATACCACCACACCTCCATTAATTGGAATTAGATTGATAATCCTATTATTTTTCGAGTAAACGAATCCGAATTGCCAGTACCTGTGCATAGGTTTCCATAGCTCTTGCTTGAATACCAATGAGTTGCCGTTGTTCATCAGGAATATCTAAGTTACTGGCAGCCGGCCAAGCTTTAGCAATCTTGTCCGTCAGTTCATCGTATTCAGTGTTTAACTTTTTCAACAATACTTTGTTCATAATAATTACCACCTTTTTATTTTTCTCCAAACTAAAAGCGCCATGCTGTTTAGCACGACGCTTTCTATTCTTACACCACTTATCTAGCCGGGAATCAGCTTGAACCCACTCTGGCGGCTCGTACCCATATTTGCTATGAATCATTCGTGACATTGATACCACTCCTAAATTTATGTAAAATAAAAACGCCCCGAAGGACGTTACTGCACTTCCAACGCAACTAGCTCACTTGCCTTAATGGTCACACCCCAATCATTTAAGTTAATTTCAATGTATCGTCTAAATGGACTGCAGTGTTCAATAACTTCATTTTTAACTGCCATCATTGTTGCCTTAGTGTCAGAATCGTCAGCGTAAATAGGCGACTTGATAGTTTGATTTTTTAAATAGACAACTAATTGCATGCTAACATCTCCTAATCGTATGTATCAAAAAACTCCCGCCAATAAGCGAGAGCAGTTTGAAGGATTACTGAGAATACCTGAGGGAGCTAAAGCCCCCTTTCAGTATCTATATACATTACTACAGCGCGCCTGTTCCTGCAGACAATTTGTTGGCCGTTTGGTTGCGCGTCTTATGTAAGTGCCGTCCAGTTTTCCACGCTGAATGGCAAGCGAGTAAGCAGTTATTGTTGATTCAAATGATTTCACACACTATCACTTGCATACTTACTTGCTCAATGTGCTTGGTAGGGATTTGCACCCTACTACATGAATGCCAGACTAATTAACGGCACAAGCACGCGTTATGCGGTCAACTCCCATTGGGTGCTGTATCACATAACAATATCGCTGGTAGGATTCGAACCTACATTCCATTTTGGCTTACCAATTAGCCCACAGCGATACTCGCATTCAACGGCCGACGTTAAACACGAAGACTAATGCCGGCGGCAGAGAGGAGCGCATCACCCCTTATAAATCCGCCGGCTACACAGATAGCTGGACTTGAACCAACATAAACGGTTTTGGAGACCGCCATCTTGCCAATTAGATCATATCTGCTTAATAATGGTACTTAATTCAGTTATGCTTATACTTAATTTATAGAAAGGAGGTCATATTATGAATTTAATTCCTGTTATTTCTAGAGACCTATCAGAAGTTGGGTATAACTCAAACACTCAACAGCTAAAAATTGTATTTAACAGTGGTGGAGTCTATCTGTACAGCGGTGTCACATCTGACGAGTATCAAGGCTTAATGAATGCCAGTTCTAAAGGCCGATACTTTCACGCTTTCATCAAACATCATCCATATGTGCGCATAAACTAATCCATATTGACAATGATCACTGCTGGACCATCAAAGCTAAAGACTTTCTGGTCTCCAACAGTGATTTTTGCTTGCTCCTCTAACTGTAAGCTAATGGTCTGAATACCTAAGCGAGATTCTAATTCCTTCGAAAGCTCCTTAGTTGTCACATCCTTTAAGTCCATTATTTCATCTTCCTCTCCTTAAAATTAACGTAGCCTGCTGGACTCGAACCAGCGACAACCTGATTAACAGTCAGGTGCTCTACCAACTGAGCTAAGGCCACATGAATGCTAGACGTACAAGCTGGGGTGGCTTACCTAACATTCGATAATACTAATTTACTCCCCTTTTTGACTCATTTACCGGAATCAACACGGAAACTTGTCGGAATTTACTCGGAATTTTGTCGGAGTAAATTTAGCCCTCGTCGTAGTGAGCAATAATCTCTGGCTCATACTTTTTAACGATCAGGTCTTCCACGCCATCCGGATATATCTCAGCGAACATTAACTGGGCTTGTTTCAAATACTTATTAAATGTTTTGTCGGAGATATTCAGGTTAATCATGCACTTAGTTTTTGAATACCGTTTAACATAGAGCAGCATTAATAGCTCTGAATATTTCTCCGTTTCTTCATCAATTGTAACAGCTTCAATGACCTTGACAACTAAATTAGCCATAAAATCATCGTTAGCTTTACTAACTTGCTTGTCTTCAATATGGTTGCCATAGCTAGGACTTTTAGGCATTCCGTCCATTGCTGGACTTTGCAGGTTGAAATTAACCCTGCGAGCTCGTAGTCGCCACTTCCAATAGTCTTTTAGCACCCGTTCCGCATTAGCAATTGTTCGTTCTTCATCCACGTCCTTAAAAATGCTCTCCATCACTGCCACCCCTTGTTTTGACTGTGCTATAATTAATTTTGTAGGTATCAATCGTAACGGCGTCAGTGATGGCGGCGCTTTTTATATGTTATACTGGCAACGGTCATTCGAGTGGTCCTGTGACTAGTCGCCCTAGTAGGCGGCTTTTTGTTTACCATCGCAATCACTCAACTCCATTTCGATGTCAGTCATGCCTGTTCGCCATCCAAATTATTACTGATTCAATAAACAGCAATACACCAACTGACGTTATTAAATACCCCACCAATTGCAATGTGGAAGAATTCCAAAGAAGTTCAAATATCTGTTTCATTTTTATTCCACCAATAATTCCGGGTTAGCGTGCACGTTGCCAATAACTCGAATGTCTTTTCCGGCGCCAATACTACCAAAATAACAATTACCGGCAACAAAACTAGCGTCAATTGCACTATAGTAAACTCTTAAAATTTCACCACGTTCATTTTCCACAATATCGCCTTCATAGATGTCCTTGCCGTTCACGTCTGTCAGGCCGGTAAACTGCAACAATTCAACATCATCATTCTTAATGTCCCAAGTTTCATTTTTACCGTTCACAATAACATTGACAGAGCTGGGTGTTCCTTGTGTGTCACCATTTTGTATTGCTGAAACATAGTCAGCCATTATCTTCCTGTAACCGTTCCACGCTCTAAACTTAATCATCACATTCCTCCAATTTTGAGTCTCTACCAAGTATAAATATGTTTTTGTCATCAATTTCAATAACTTTTTTCAAGTAATACCTACCCCGCCAAACCATCGGGAAGGTTAACTTGTCAGACATTGCAATCAGTCCAAACAGGTCAAACATTATTGGATAACAATCCGAATCCTTAAACTTAATCATCGTTGCCATCTCCTTGATTATTTTCAATCCTACGAAGCCGCTAGTGCCAATCCTGTAACACACAATGAAACAATAGTCAGGTAAACTATTAATGCAACTATTCCACCTTCAATAAATATATCGACTATAGATGCCACAGCAAACACAATTAAAAGACAGATAATTATTCCAAAGCCAATTTTATTTTTAGTGCTCATTTTCAATCCTCCCCGAACGCTTCAAACGCCCGCTTATTAATGTTGTACGGCTCATATTCCTTTACCAGTTGCTTGTTATCCTGTGCTTTAGCTTTATTGTCTTCGGCATGTTGCTTCATTTGCCGGTGCTTCCGTTTAATCGTTGAACGCTTCTTAGTGTGTTTAGGCATTCTCGTCCTCCGTAATTTCATCTATTTCTACTCGCGGATTTCGTTTATCAACTGCAAATTCGTCCTGAAATCCCGTGATATGCTTTCGATTGTCGTTGCCTAAAAGCCCAGCCTTCATAAAGCCGTCAAGCACAAACTTTTTAGCAAACGCGATATTGTCCGCATCTTTCCGGTTGTTCTTCGTGTACCACGTAAATTTAAGCTTGCAAGGCCAGCTGAATTCGACTCCAGAATTTCGACTAGCCCGCGCATATACACTACATAAGGCCGTGTATCGCTTCTTTAGGTTAGCTGCCGCATACCGATTGGCCCGTTCAGCCTTGATGTACTCATTTAAGCTAGGTAGTTCGCCCTTAATCACGACTTTGCTCATACTTTCGGCACCCGGCTAATGTAGTAGCCACAGACAATGCCATTTGAGTAGCTTGCTTGCCTTATCGATCTAGCTGGGGCGCCAATCTTATCACCTAGCAAATCAACTGTTTGTCCAGTAATAATTTCGTTGGGATTGTCGTACTTTTCAGCGCGCCAGTAGCCGTTCCGCAACGGCAAACTGTACTTGTGCACTAGATAGCTAACCCGCTGACTAATATAGCCAGTCTCATCGGTCAACGCCCTTATCGTATGGTTACCATCACGATGAGCACGGCGAATATCTCTAATTTGCTCACGTTCCTCAGCTTGGGGATCTGGTAACATACTAGCTAAGTAAGCTTCATCACTGCGTACCTTAGTCCCAGGCTTAACCAGTCTAACTGGGAACGGCCATTCACCAGATTTGTAGTTATGTTGCGCGAGCTTAAACATTTCCGGTTCGGGCCCGATTGCTAGTGGGTGATCGATATCGGGTAGATCAGCGTTAATTACTAGCACCTGTGTTTCAGTCATGCGCTCACCCCTCTTTGACCATTGACTTCGATTTCAAAAATTTATTAGCAAAATACTGCTGCCCCTTGCCCGTAATTAGGGGCGTGAAGCGCGTCTTTGACCCGTGATTGGTGGTGATCACGGTTTCTCTCACTTCCATGATTCCCAGCTCCATCGCTCGTTGGGTCGGTGAGTTGTAACGTTTCCCCATCGCTATTAGGTAGCCATGAGTTCTTAGCCAATCGAACAAGCGGTTTTGACCAGTCTCAATGCCGCGCTGACGTAATACCTTAGCAAAATTACCAACGCTGATAGAATCATCTGAGCCTGAAACTGCTTGGCCTAATCTAGCTGGCCCTTGCAGCTGCTCATTCTCCAGTTTCAGCTGCTCGTTTTCCCTCATCAGAAAACTATATCCACGTTTGACAACCTCCATTGGGCTGTTCCACTTATCTTCAATAGTGATAAAATAACGGCGGTAAATTTGCCCTTGTGGCGTTCGTGACATCATGGATAACTCCTTTGCCATGCTGACGGTCAAGGCATAGTCTTGAATCTCACGCTTGGCGCCATTATTTACAACCGTATAAGCCGTTACACTTGTATAATCCACACCTTCAACAAACATATAAAAGTTTTGATCAACCCATTTACTAAATCGGGTTGTTAATTCCAGACCTTTGTGTAGATCCCGGGCAGACACTAACTGCCGTCCATCTTTTTCAGTGATTTTAATCAATTCATTCATGCGCTCACCTCTTTTACTTGTCATAGGCTAACTTCCTTTCAAGCTCTTGTTCGTAATGAGCGTGTATCTCATTCGTGCAGTTAGGGCACGGCTGTACAACCCAGACACCTTTCATAATTTCAACATGTACAATCTTTGTTCCGTTGCATTCACACATTAGAACGATACCTCCCGTTTGTCTGGGGTCGCCGCCGTAAAGCTGATGACGTGCCCATTGATGCCACGATATAGACGCGAAATGATTTTTGGATTATAAACGCTAGCCAAGTCGGCACTGCCTAGATTAGTCGTGATAATGGTTCGCTGACGGTTGTTCACAATGCCAAACAACACATTTTGCACGTAATCGCTGGCTTCCTTTCGGTTCTTGCTTTGATGGCTTTGAAATGTTGCCTCTGAGCCTAGGTCGTCAAGTACAAGCAAATCGGCGTCACTTAGTAGCTGAACCATGTTCTGCTCGTTATATCGACTGTCAGGATGGCCGAAACTGCTTTTGATTAACCGGAACAATTCATTTACGCTAACGAATAGACAGGCCATAGATTCATCTGCGTGATCGTTTACCGCTTTGGCAATGGATAAGGCCAAATGTGACTTGCCACGCCCCGGCAGTCCCGTCAATATCGTGTTGTACGTGGTTGCTGGATTCAAATACTCACCAGCAATCTTCCGTGCCAGCTTTAGGTTATTCGCTGACTCCGAACTGTTCGGACGGAAATTATCAAAGTTGGCATCTATCAGGGTCGAATCATCAAATATCGAGTCCATGGCCAACACGTCAGAGGTTCGGCGCTTATGCCAGTAGTCATTAGCATGATCAATAATCTTGTGGTTTTGCCGTTCAATTTTTTCTTTGGTACAAACCATGCAGAATGGCTGGTGTCCCTGCATGTAAACCATATTCACCCCATGCCGTGGGCAAACTTGGTCACTGGTCTTTAACCGTTGTAGCTCAGGAAAGCTAATTCCTCGCGCACTCTTAGAAGTCGTTTCTGACATACGTTTGTGCCTCCCTTGATGCCTGACCATCGCTAGTCGCAGCTGGTTGAACGGACGGTGTCATGTCGTAATTGCTTAACCAACCGCCATTATCCAACCAGTTCGCTAGCTGCTGAACGTACTGTCCCTGTATCCCCTTAACTTCCAAGTACCGCTTATAATTGCCGATACCCTGAATGATTTGGCTCTTAGTGGCTTTACCAGCGGGGTTGGCACCAGTAACGGTAGCCCGATAATAAGCATTCCATGCGTCGCCAAACTTTTCTTGGCGTGGGTAAACAGCCCACACTTCGTTATGGAACTCTTCACGAATATGGTCACGTGGGTCCTTATTATCTTTTTCGGTAGTAGTCGGTTCAGGTATAGTATTAGTAAGTTCTTTGGAGCTACCAGTTGAGCTACTGTCTGGGTTACCAGTTGAGCTACTGTCTGGGTTACCAGTTGAGCTACTACTATCGTTTCTAGTAGCCCAACTGGTACTGTAAAGCCTGATAATTTGGTACTGAGGCTTTTGCTTATTTCTTTTGCCAGGGACGTATTTGATTAATCCAAGTTGTACTAGTTCGTTCCTAGCCTTCTTTAGCCCGGCCTCGGATAGTCCAGTAAGATCGAGCAACGCAGAATTCTTTAGGGTAAACAGTTTATCTAGCTGATACTCATCGTTCGCGTAGTCCAATAACTCGCGATACAGGTTATTTTGACCAGTTGAGATATCTATTTGATTCCGTTTCAGATTTCTGTAAGCTTGCCTTTGCTTGAAATAATTCAAATCTACACCTCCTTTATTAATGGGCCTCTCACCCATTCGGTGTATTCAGTCACTGCTGCATTCAAGCCAATTCTGTTTAATCAATCCATGAGCAAGTCGTCTGCACTAACGACGCTCTCTAACTTTTTGGTACTACGACAATAAGCACAATGTCCGCATTGGGTAGGATCTGCTTCGCCTTTAATGACATCTTGAATATGCTGTTGAGATTCCAATACCTGGTTCATAGCATTAGTAAGTCGGTACTCCGGTAAATCAATAGCCTGCTTGTCTGGTGGATCCTGTTTGCTTACTGCCACGATGTACGGTTTACACATCACACCGAATTGCTGCTTAATTAACTTTTGATAGACTGCCATCTGAAGTGGGTAGTTATACGCATATACAAACGGTTCTTTCTCACGAGTTTCTGGATTCCAATACGACTTGTATATGTCAGCGGTCGTCTTCAGATCCACGAAGTAACCTTGTTTCAAATTAAGGCAATCAATCTTGCCCTTCCAGGGATAACCACCGATTTCACCAGTTACAATCACTTCTTTATCGCCTTGATAAAGAAGATTAAAATCATGGTCGTCAGATAAGGCTTCAATCATGGATTCAGCAATTTTGAAGTCCTTTTTTAGGTGGCCCTTGCTCGGTCCTCGGCTTGAAATTGCTTCGGAGTGTTCATCAACGAACTTCGCATGAGCCTCCTCGCTCTCAAAATAGCTGTGAAGCCAATTTCCAACGACTAGCGCCTTTGAGTCCATAACTGGCTCCCATTTACCCTGCAACTCGGCGAGTGCTTCAGCCTCACAGGCTAAAAACTTCTTGAACCATGTTGCTGACATAAATGATTGATCTGTCCAGCGATCGTAATAGTTAGCCGGCGTCAAGGTCTCCGAGATTTTCGAAGAGGTTTTGCTGGTCGACTTCGTCTTTGACAGGTTCTTGATCATTGCTTGATGCCTCCTTTACAGCCGTTCTAACGGGTTCTTTAGCTGGTTCGGCAGACTCTACCTTCTCGGCTTCATTCTCTGCTACGTCAGCCACCAATGACCTTTTAGTCGGTGTTACGTCTTTTCTATCGTCATTCTCATATTCGTTGCTAGTGGTTTCGTTAACTGCTTTTACAAATAAATCGTTGTCTGAGCTTGAATTAATATAGAACTTCGCAGCTCGATTGATAACTGTACGTTTCGCCATCTCTTCTGGGAACTCGTTTTGAACCTTCTTCGTCTTAGCGTGGCTCCAACTGGTGTCGATGTCTTTTTTTGTCATAACCGTGTATGTCCGGTTGCCATTCAGATCTTCGACCCATGCGAATGCTCCGATAATTGGCTTGTCTAAGTTCTCAAAGCTTGGCTCGAACTCCTTAACCACCAGCACCCCATTTTCACCGCCAATCTTGAACGTGTCGTCTTTGTGGACAACCTGTGCCTGAATATCCTTAACGTTTGAAAGACGCTTTACAACGCTAATTGAGCCAAAATAGGAGCGCTGCATGACTAACTGGTTGCCATAAGGAATGAAATAGCATTGATTTTTAGCCGGGCTCAATCCCTGGATTGCCATGTTCATCAACGCCTTGATAACTGATCCTTGGTCACACTTATCAAGTAATGGTTGGCCCTTAGTGGTATCGCTCAAAATCAGATACGCGCTGTTCAGTGCATTCCCTACTGAATAATCAGGTGGTAATGACAAGCCTTCATTATTCTTCATATCCTCAATATTGTTATTAACCATCGTAACTAACTCATTACTCATGCTTCTTCCTCCTCTGATACCCAGTGATATCCCAGACGTGTCATCATCGTGTCTGTGTCGATGTGTGCCAGTAGCTCGTCCCATAGACGAGACTGACCAAACACATCAATCAACCATTGCCAATTAGGTTCCTCACCTTGATCTGGATACAAAACACTTACGTCAGTCGAACCGAAAGTGACGATACAAATGGCGCTCAACATATTGGCCTGCATATCAGTCGCCCACTGCTTAAAGTCATTGTTATCGATGTAATCTTGGAACAACTGTGCCTTGTCGAACTCGTCACCATCGTAGCAATAGCTATCTGCGTCAAGTACCCAGTCACGTGAGTCGTTACGTTGCTGCCAATGCTCGTTTAAATCTGCCTGTGCTGGTATCATTTCGCCCACCTCCGTGCTAAACGTTGTCTTAGTGACAGTTTCGGAGTACAATAGAACTCGAAAATAAATTTATTAAGCGTCTTAGCTGCACGGGTACTACCAATACTCGAGCAGCTTTTTTCGTACTCAAATTTAGGCTTTAGCGATACTTTGCGTACTTCCAATTCGTTCGACCTCCTTAAACGTGTCAAAAAGATTATTCAATTCTTCAATCGTGATCTGTTTGTAAAGCACGTTTCCAATACGGAATGTAAATTTCATTGTCTTCATCTCCTTAAATTCCAAACCAGCTAGCAACTTCATGACGCTTGAACCACAATGCAGTTAACGCGCAGCCTACTAATGCTCCCTCAATCATTGCTATTTCCTCCTAGCCATTTTCTTGATTGACTTTATCGATTACTTCCTGCAATTTATCCATTGGGATACCGGCATACTCAGCTTTCTTAGCTAAATCAGTTATCTCGGCGCTAATCTCTTCTGCATATTCACGTGGATAACGTTCAATGACTAACTGCTGCGCTGGTGTCCGATCATTTGGATTAATCGCAATAGCGTTCTCAAACTCAGCTTCCATTGCCTCTCGTTCTTGCTGCTCTTTCTTCTGACGCATTAGGGCTGAGAACATATCACCCTTTAGACGCCTGTCATTCTGGAATGACAGCACTCCGAAATTCTCACGAGCACCAGAATAGCTAAGCCAAAAATCGTTAATTACATTTGCTAACGACTTCCTGATTTGTGGATCAGTGCTTCTTGATCCACTCTTCAACCGGGACAATTGTCCGGGAGAAACATGCGTCCTATCTGCAATCTGCTGCTGTGTTGATTCTTTATGCCTGTCCAACGCTAATGATAATTGCTCTGAGAATTTGTTTTTCATACCTACACCTCTGTATTTTGGAAAGGGCTTTATATGGCCTTTCCGTGTAATTCACCTATAATTTAGTTAGTCGGGATGGCTTAATAGGTAATCCATCATCTCAGCTGCTGGAATCTGCCAGCCGTTATGCGTATTTGCGTAGTCGATAAAGCCACCCTGTTCAATATCCAAATCATGGCGATGCTTGGTTAAATATCGTGAGGCTCGTTCGGTTGATTTAGTTCCGTATTTATACTTAGCCAGATCTTTAAGCTTCCAAGTACGAATACCACGTTGTGCTTGCTTCCAGGCTTGGAACCTCTCGTATTCTTCTTCGCTAATGAATTGGAAGCCCTTTGGAGCCTCATGCCGAATCAATATCGTATCTGACATGTGCGCACCTCCTAATATGAAGCTGACATAAGTTGGCTAGCTTGCTCGTTATACTCGGCCGTTACTGCTCGAAATTCAGCATCTAGTGCTTTATCGCTTAGTGCCTCAAACATTACTCTTGGTGTTTCTGGCTTAACCTTTGCTAGTGCATTGATTAATGTAGTTCGTGATAGATGTGTCATTTTGCCGCCTCCGTTCTTTGAAAAGTTAATAGTTTTGTTCGCTCCTTATGCGATAATTATCATAAGGAGGTGATAATTATGGCTATTATGACAATCGCGAAACTTCATTGTTATCAGTGTAATCACGATTTTCCATTAAACATGTATCAACCAATCACAAAAATCAGCTGTCCGTACTGTGATACAGACGTTGATGAATCAATGATTGAACCTATTCGCGATGCTTGGGCACAAGTTTCCGGCTTAAACCAAGCATTCCACAAACATGAAATGGAATCAGAAGAACCACGTTTTAGCCTCAATATTCATGATGAAGAAGTTCATCTTGAAATTGATGATATTGACAATGAAACTGAATAATTGATTCTAGTTGCCGAGGGTGCATATTAAATTGCTCCTCGACTTTTTGTACAGCAGCAAGAACATTATCTAAATCATTTGGGTACGCTACCTCTCGTGCGAACTTGCAAGCTTCTGCATACTTATTTATTGAGGAACCTTTATATTTTTTCTCACTCATTTTGCCGCCTCCTTTGTCAATTTGTATGCTTTCACCGATATGATACGTTTGGTATCTTTATCTGGCAAAAAAATATCAGGGAACAAAATTTCTGGTTTAACCTCAAAAAGATATGAAAACTTAGCAATTAATTTGCTACTAGGGTTACGTGATCCATTTTCTATGCTTCTAACAGTTATTTCCGCAATATCAAGTAATTTTGCAACACTGTTTTGAGACCAACCATTCCTATTTCTTTCTGCAATAAGTCGCTCACGCTTCATTTTTGCACCTCCAAATCCGATACATATCGTATCAACAACTATTATAATAAACGATACTTTAAGTATCGTCAAGTGATTCTGGAAACTTTTTGTATCATTTATTGAAACCGATACGCAATGTATCTATACTGATACATATAATATCTATTAAGAAAGGGGGTGGCACTATGGCATCTTCAGGAATCGGGAATCGTTTAAAAGAACTACGAAATATGCAAGGCAAAACACAAGATGAGGTTGCAAAATCAATTGGTATCAGTAGAGCTCGATATTCACATTTAGAAAATGAACGTAACGAACCCGACAATGAATTACTCAGGCTTCTTGCTAGCTATTATGAAGTATCCACTGACTATCTTCTTGGAAATAGCGAAAAGAATCATAAATCACCAGACTGGGCTACCGAAGCCGATCGCATTGACTTAGACAAGCTTCTCCAGTCAAATACGCCTATGGGATATGGTGGAATGAGTATGGCACCCGAGGATAAAGAAAAAGTCCGTAATGTTATTGAAGGCATTTACTGGGATCGTTTGAAAAAAATACGCGAAGAAGGAAAAAAGTAGGTGTTTGTATGCGATACGACACGTATCTTAAGGTAGAACAACTTGCACAATCCTTCGGAACGTATGATCCATTTACGATTGCAGATAGATTAGGATTCGAAGTTCACTTTGAGGACATTGGGGCAAATATGGGGGTCTGTACTCCAATATTGGGAATCACAGATATAGTAATTAGCGATAGTCTTCGTGATTCGCCGGCCAGGCTTCCAGTTATGGCCCATGAATTATGCCATGGCATTGAGGACACGGCCAGTGTGTCTTGGTACACACTTGGAGACTACCAGAAGAATAGCGCTGAGTACAAGGCCAATGCTTTTGCATGCCAAGAATTGGCGAAGCTATATGAAGAGCAATACGATGAATTACCTGATAGCTTCAATGCGCTAAAAAATGCATACGGGTTACCAGATGAATTTATGGAATTTTTCTCATTTGCTTAATTGCTGATCACACAGAACTATTTAAGAAATGATTCATTGGAGGAGAAACTGAAATGAGAAAGTTTATAGTGACTATCAGTTTATTAGCACTGACTTTTCTTGTTAGTGGCTGTATAAATCAATCTACAACTAAAATTAAACTTAACAAAACTACATTTACCCCAGCCGAGACAATACGAGGCAAGGCAACGCCAGGATCAACTATTACTTTTAAGAATAAAAGGGACAAAGTAACAACTAAAACTAATGATGATGGTCGTTTTTTTGAGGGTGACCTTAATACAGGAAAATACGATGTAACAGCTAGTTTTGCTGGTAAAAAAAGTAAAACTACTACAATACATGTTAAAGAGAGTGACTCACTGGACGCATACGGGGAAAGTGAAGATTTCTCTAAATGGGAATCTGAAAACAAAGAAGATGATAGTGATTATTCAAGTTCTACATCTGATTCTTCAGAAACGGCAAGTGAGTCTGAGTCTGAATCACGTTATGCATCGTCTGTAGATGAAAGTACTTTTTCCAGTTCTTCAAATGGGATATCCGACATCGCAATCGAAGATACCATCAAACAGCATGTTTCTGATGTAAAGGTAAAAGAAATCAGTGGCGAATACCATAAACCAGTAACTACCGGCATTGATATAAATGTCAAAGACAGTTCCGATTACTATGATGAAGGTGCTTATAAAAAAGACGCCTACCATATTTTGCTAGCGATTAAGGATGATTACGGGTTCTCCGACTTCGGAAACATTACTATCACCTTTTACATGGATGGCGATGCGTTGGTAAAAAGCTCCTTTGACCAATCTGCACTCAAACAAATCAACCATAAAGATAATAACTACTACAACATCGATTCAGTCGCTACCGAATGGAACGCGGATAATCTGAACGCTAAGTACAATCAGTAACCCGAGTGACCAGATAGGATGTCGATAAAAGCTAGGAGTTGGGACTACTTATAATTCGGGGAATTATTATTATTGGGGAATAACATATTTTGGAGGGATTACTTTGGAAAGCTTTTGCGCAATTATGTTTTTTATCTCATTGATCGCAATAGTATATTTTGCGATTCGTTGGATTATCAATCACTTTATAAAAAATGGTGTTAACAAGCCATACAAAAAATATACTTTTATTTCGCTTATAGCAGCCGTTCTATTTCTAACAGTAGGAACCATAGCCTCACCAACTCATCGATCAAGTGCAGATCAGACAAGCGCTTCTAGCAGAATATCTTCTAAACACAAAAAGAAAAATACTTCCAGTGAGTCAAAAAGAAAGGCTAGCATCAGCAAAGCTAACTCTATTAAAGAAAAGGAGTCATCTGAAAGTGCCCTATCGAGTAGCAAAAAAGAATCTGAAAGTATTGCTGCCTCCAAGTCGGAATCCAAAGAAGATTCAGAGAGTATAGCTAGTTCTGAATCTGAGTCGAGCAAAAAACAGTCTGAGGCAGAAAGTTCTTCAATAGCTAAAGCCAGTTCAGAATCATTAGTTGCTAGCTCGTCATCAGCTAAAAAAGCGAGCGAAACAAGTAAAACAGACAATGCTTCCTATACACAAAATGGTGGTTGGACTACTGCTGCTTCTGGTATGGTTTTTGTATCAGACTCCAATAAGTACTACACCAGCGTTAAAAATCCAGGTAATTACCAATATATGACCCAGAGTGCTGCTGATAATTCTGGTGCCAAGCCAGCACCACGGGGCAATCAATACGCAAGACCATAACAAGTCCAAGCCCTCACCGGGCTTTCACGCGAGCGTAGTTCAACGGTAGAACAGTACTCCTATGAATTGCTAACTAGATACTTTCAGATGTAGGTTCGACTCCTGCCGCTCGCTTTAACCAGAAAGAAGGCTTAATGCTATGGATAATGAAATTTCAAAATACGAGCTAATTGCCACGATGAAGAAAGATATACAGACATTTATGGACTCAGAATCCATGTTATATCTAAAAAAAGATTCATATTCAACAGAAGAATATGACCGTATGCTGACAGAAATAAAAGATGATTTGAAAACACGGCTATTGCAAAAATAATTATGAACTCAGTAAATGATAGTCAGCCCTAGCTGACTTTACGCGAGCGTAGTTCAACGGTAGAATGGTTCCTTTAATTCAAATATAGCCTACCTTCCAATGCAGGTTCGACTCCTGCCGCTCGCATTTAAAACTTAATTGGACCTTTAGCTCAGTTGGTTAGAGCAGACGGCTCATAACCGTCCGGTCGTTGGTTCGAGTCCAACAAGGTCCATTCACGCGAGTGTAGTTTAGTGGTAAAACGACAGCCTTCCAAGCTGTAGTCGCGGGTTCGATTCCCGTCACTCGCTTATAAATATCACTAAGGATGTGAATTTAGATGAGTTTAAAGAATATGATTGAGAATAATCACTATCCGATTGTTTTTGTTGGATCAGGAATATCAAAAAGGTATATTCAAGACTCCCCCGCCTGGATAGATTTAATCGAAGAGTATTGGAAACAAGAATTCCCTAATGAAAATTTATACACTTTTTTTCACAACCTTGACTTAAAAAACGGTGATGCAACAAAAGATCAACAAGATTTTATCGCAAATACTAAAGCCATGGACCGCATTGAAGAACATTTTAATGCTCTATTCTATCAAGAAGAGAGAGATGTAACTGGACTTACAATTAAGGAAGCACAACAAAAAAGACTCTCCCCATTTAAGTATGACCTTGCCAATAAATTTTCAGATTTTCGCCTAAAATCTGATATCGACACCTCTGAATATAAACTATTTAAACAGTTTATAAATAAATCTCGTATGATTATTACTACAAATTATGATGAATTTATTGAAAAATCTTTAAATTCCATTAATAGTAAGCCGAATGTTTATGTTGGTCAAAACGGCTTATTTGACAATAATGCTGGCTGGTCCGAACTATATAAAATACATGGTAGTGTCACAGACCCTCAAACAATCGTAATTAATTCAAATGATTATAATAAGTACGATGAAAATTCAATTCTGCTTAGTGCAAAAATTTTATCCTCTATGATTGACTCTCCAATCATATTTCTTGGATATTCATTAACTGATAGAAATATTCGAAAACTTTTAAATGACTTTTCCCAACAGTTGCCCGCCGAAGATACACGAAAGTCGGCCAATAGAATCTACGTCATCCAATATGAGAAAAATCAAATGGAAACAACTGAAGAATTGGTATCCGATCCAATATTAAACTTTAACTACACATTGATAAACACTGATAATTATTCGAAAATTTATAGTGATATATCTAAAATTAATGAAGGAGCATCGCCCTACGAAGTAAGAAAATACCAAGATTTAATCAGAAAAATAATTGTTGATTATGGGAGTCGCGGTTCACTCGAATCTGTTCTCGTATCCCCACAAGATTTGTCTGACATTTCTAATCAGATTGACCAGGGAAAACCTATCGTAGTCGCTATGGGTGATGCAAAATACTTCTATGTATATCCTGATTTACTAAGCTACATTAAAGATTACTTTAACGAAACAAATAATTATTTACCTGCTGTTGCCTTATCATTTGTCGCGCACGATGGTAATCGGCTTACTAAAACTCCATTTTCTAGATATCTAAAGTCAGTTGATCAATCTTCCTTGAAGCTAAAAGATAATGATGTTGAAAGACTAAATCATAAAATTCAAAACTGTCCCTCTCTTGATAGTATCATTAATAGTATTGGTAATTGGGCACGCATTGACATCAGTTCAATTGAAGAAGCTAAGAATATTACAAGCCGTTCAAAAATGTTCATGGTTTTAACCTACAACTTAAAAAGATTAGATAAAACAGACTTGCATGATTTTATTCTTAATTCTGCTATTCCACTATTTGAAAAATCTGTTAAAGATCAGACTAACTTACGTACTGATATCAGAAAATTTTTATTGGGATACGATCTCTTAGTAAACGGCGATTTAAAAGAAATAAAAAAACCGGCTCAGAACCCTTAGGGTTGAGTCGGCAAGCCAGTAGTAAAGAGTTTACTTTCAGCATTGACTCTTAACTCACAAATAATACTACCTTTTTAAGCATTCAAAGTCAATCTTAATATATATTTGTCAAATCATTTAAGAGACGAATTGTCAGATTGAGTACAACATATAACTTATGTGTCACTCGCTTATACCCCGTAACGGGGTATATATTTTAAACAGAATAGAACATACGTTTGGAAATGCCAACTTATTGTTATTTCCAGTTGGGAGGAATAAAACATGTCAGTAACCAAACTTAATAATGGTAAATGGCAAGCCCGTGTCTCTTATAAAGATGATGACGGTAACTATAAGTCAGTTACTCATTTAGAAAAGCGCAAAACTGACGCCGTTGAGTGGGAAACTAAAACTAAAAATGCTCTGCTGGAAGGTGCTGACTTATCACGTAGCACCGAGAGTCTAAAGCACTACTTTCTTGATTGGATCAGAATATATAAAACTGACGGCGTATCGCGTCATACTCACGAGCTATATATGGGCAACTGGCGTCACGTCTCTGCATATTTTAAAGATCGACCTATGAGCGCAATTAAACGTCCAGATTATCAGAAGTTCCTGAATGAATTTGGCCGCAGTCATGGAATTGCCACATCTCACAAACTTCATCAACAAGTACACACTGCAATCAAGGACGCCGTAGCTGATGGTATTCTAAAACGAGACTTTGCTTACAAGGCACATGTCACTGGACGCCCTCCTAAGCCCGTAGAGGAAAAGTATTTGACGTTGTCCGATTATAAGAAGCTGCGTAAATACCTCATTAAAACGGCTGATTATGACCACATGACTATGCTGATGATGCTGTTTCAATTAGAAACTGGAACCAGGTTCGAGGAAGCTGCTGGTCTGACGTGGGATAATTTGGATTTGAATAATGGAATAGTTCACATTAAACAGCAGTGGGACGCCCGTAGACAGACTTTTAGTCCAACTAAGGGAAATGGACAGGCCGATGGAGATATAACCATAGGACCCGCCTACTGTCGTTTTATAAGGAGCTATCGTAATGCGCAGAAAGATTATTTAGAATTACACGAAATGAAGAATCCTAAGAACCTCGTATTTTGGTCTAAACTAGGAAAAATCGTGGGCAATGGGAATGCAAACGAAGAGCTAGGACGTATTTGTAACCGTCTAAAGATCAACAAAGTTACAACACACGCCATGAGGCACACACACGCTTCGATTCTTATCCTAAATCATGAGTCCCTTCCCTATGTTCAACATCGCCTTCGACATCAAAAACTAGAAACGACCGTTAACACCTACGTCCATCTTATTGAAGAAGAAAACGGCGTGTCAGATAAGAAGGCTACCGAGCTAATGGACGAAGGATTTTAAAAATGATAATTTTGTGATTGCTGTAGTCCTTGTGCCGCAAGGGATTACAAAATCATTTGTTAATTTTTCTTCCAAAAACTGCTATATTTTGGCTACTTTTTTCGTTTTTGGAAGAATCGTGGAAGAACATATCGTGTTTGAGTGGTTTTCGAGTGTAAAACAAAAGCACCAAAACGCCTTTATATCAGCGTTTTGGTGCTTTGTCGTTTCTCTATATTTGTCAACTTATCACCCGCACGGGGATCGAACCCGTAACTCCGCCTTGAGAGGGCGACGTCTTAACCAATTTGACCAGCGGGCACAAATTCATTTATTATCTTACCGAATGATAAGCGGCTTGTCAAATATAATTAAGATTTTTGCCACCTAAAAATCGTCACAACAACTAAACCAACGAATAAGAGCAAACAGTAGGCCACACTACACCAAAAAACGAAAGTCAATAATTGGGGTAACAAAAAGCTGCGCATAACTGCTAATCCGATGGCCGTGACCGCCCATACGATCAATTGTTGTCGCAGATGATCGAATAAATGATCTAATTCTGACTTCGACAT